CTGGACGCTCATCCGCGACAGCTCACCAACATTCATCCAACCGGATGGGTTGTCCGCGCCGAGGATGCCGTACCGCGTAGACAGCTGAGTAAGCCCGCCCAATCCACGCTGACGTTCATACGCGGTGATGGCGTCTAGCATGAGCTGGTCAGGCATCAGCTGAACGCCACGCGAGATAGCTCCCTGCAGGATGTGGCGTACACCCTCACCAGCAGCGGTAGCCAGAGTATTTCGAGTTGCCCAGCCTCTTGGCTGGATTCCAGAAAGCCCAGACATGAACTGGACCCATCTAGGCGGCACGATCCCGTATGGCGTGTAGGACCAGCCTCGCGGCAGGCCGGGAACGTTCCCACCGTTGGGTCCGTACTGGACATGACCCGTGGGAAGGATCGTGCGCCCTTGCTGCTGCTGTGCACCGAAGGCTGCGGAGCCGCCGTTGGCACCGTAGGTGATGTGGCCGGTTGGCGTGCGGCCGACAGTTTGACGAGACTCCACCGCCCCAGTGCGCGGGCCGCCACCGTTCGCGCCATAAGTGACGTGGCCGGTTGGCGTGGTCCCGTGCCCGGTACCGGGCTGGGCGGCGGCAGTGCTAGTCCAGCCACCGGACAGCCCCCGCAGCTGGTTCAGGGCTTTGGACAGCTTGTCCAGCTCTTTGGTGAGTTTGTCCAGCTGCTCAGAGAGCCGCCTGTTGGCTTGTGTCGTCTTTTCAGTTGCGCGACTGAAGACCTCAGCGGCGTCTTTGAGCTGCTTCCCGCCGACCACCTGAATAGCGGTGGACGGCGGGATGTTCCCGCCTACCGGGTTAGTTTCGCTCAAAGTACAACCTCTTTCTTTCAGCCCGCTCCTCGGCCCGTTTTATGAAAAACCGGCGTTCAGCAGGGGTCATCTTCTTGACCTCTGAGAGCGTCCATCCCGGATAGGCCAGAATTAGCAGCTCGTATGCGTCGTATAGGCTCTCTCGGTCACATGCGAAACAAAATGGGGATGTTCAGCGGCACAGGAGTCTTCTGATTGCACTCGGGACAGTCAACGAGGGCATTCTCAAAATCGGGTCCGATCTTCTTGTTATTGATCGCGTCAAGGATAGCCTTTCGGTCTGCCATGGACAGCGCCCGCGCATCCTCAACAGTACTGACCTGGTAAGTCCTGTTCTGGTCCGTGATGTCAACGATCAATCTGGAGAGCAGAACAGAGTCGGTCTCAGCGGCGTTCAGGTTCTTGTTCCGCATCTCCGAAAAGATCGCCTTCTGGTCATAACCGTTCGGAAGACGGACGCGAGCGGTACGGCCGCGCCGAAGCTGAACCTCAAAGATGGCCTGGGAAGGATCATCGAGTTTGTTGATCGGAAAGTCGTTCAGGTCATAGACCAGTGAATAGTCCTTCTCACACTTGAAGCAGCGAACCTTCTCAAACTCGATTTCCTCGCCGTAGGTTACCTTTCTGATCCCAATGATCAGGGTTTCCCGGTCGGCGACCGTGAGCTTGTTCAGCAGATCGGCAGAGGCAACATTATCGCCTATACTCACCACGCCACGGAGAAGCGCATCAACGAATCGCTCAAGATCACCGGTAGAGGAGGCGCGAACAATCTCTTCCTCATCAATACCGGTAAGCTCTCGGACGCGGGCATGGCGAACCACGTTCCCGCCAATCACGATTCCGACAGGAAGTTCGACGACATCACTGACGGGAGCGGGCATCGTGGTGTTGCCGATGGCCTTGCTCAGGACCTCTGCGACCTTATTGAGGACAGACGGGTCCTCAACAGGGGAAACCGCGTCCTCAAACGGGTCCCGACGCTGCTGAATCGCCTGGTTGCCCGGGTCATTGGGAGGCAGCAACGGCGCGGCCGGAGCGACCGGATTAGGATCAATAATTCGTTCCACTGCTTCTCCTTTTAATCGACTGTGTTCCGGCCGCTTCCGGCCGTTTTCCCATATCTATTTAATTACAGAACCACGCCAGTACCACTAATGTCCGGATTCAGCTTGAAGGTCCACCCTTCGTGTGCCAGAGTCATCTGGTTGACGATGATGGAGTTGGCACCAGCATCAAGGTCCGAGAAGGAAATAGAGGTTGGCCAAGCGTTATAGACTCGCCAGCCAGCAAGAGCGATTGGGTTCGGACCCGGCCACGGGTGAGCCAGCACGTAGATGTCCACGTTGACGCGGAAATCAGGGATCTGGCCACCGCCACCGGTGGTGCCAGTGCCCTGCAGCGCGTCGAACAGGTCATTCATCCACAGCATCATGCTGGGCTCACCGACAATGAGACCACGCGAAAGAGAAATCGGCGTGAAATCGGACTGGCCAGGCATCTTTCGAGTGGTCGTATTCATTCCGCCCTCACGGTACGGAATGACCTCAGTTGTCATAGACAGGCCGGACACATTCATAAACCCAGCGGTACCCTCGACCGTGGAGTTCGAATTCCCGGTGCCGAAACGGTAGCGACCACCGTCACCAAACTGCACCCGGAACCGGAAACTCCGGAGAGGGTCTTCCTTAAGTCGAGTAGTCTGCGTAGGCATTTATCCCCCGGTCCTTAGAAAAGGGACTCCTCAGTGGTATCGGTGCCACCGTCGAACTGGCCGATGCGAATGATCACGAATTCGGCCGGGTACCGGAGCGCAACACCGACGTCGATATTCACGCGGCCCGCATTGATTTCACTCTGCGGGTTGTTGTCGCCATCACACTTGACGAAGAAAGCCTGCGAGTCCGATTGACCCTGCAGCATTCCAGCCCTGCGGAGCAGGGAAAGATAGCTGGAGACGTTGAGCCGAAGCTTTTCCCACAGGTCCGGACCATTCGGCTCAAAAACAGCCCACCGAGTCTCGTCAGCCAGCGACTTTCGGAGGAAGATCAGCGTCCGGCGGACCGGGACGTACTTGTCCGGAAGCTCTCGCTTGAGGGTCCGAGCACCCCAGATCGCGTGTCCGTAGCCAGGAATCAGCCGAATGACATTGACGTGAGCGTCTGAAAGGGTGTCCAGCTCGGTTTCGGTGAACCGCGCTTCGGTCGCAACGACGTTCGGGAGAACAGATTCAACACCAGCCGGAGCCTTCGCCGGGTGCCGGACTACGTCAATACGGCCCATCTGCCCGAGCACCGCACCACCCGGCGGGAGCCACTTGACCGCGCCGTACATGGAGGACGACGGGTCAGAGCACAGCAGCCACGGACCGTAGACAGCGGCATAGCTGGACGCCCTGAGCGCGGTCGGCCCCTCGACCATGCCGATGTAACCGGCCATGACCTGGGAGGACGTCGCACCCTCGGCTGCCTTGGGACCGTCGCAGACCACGAAGACGCGCCCGGTCTGCTCAGCCCACTCAATGATCGGATTGAGTACGTTGGGGTCAGAGATGCCTGGGACGTTCAGATCAAAGGTGGTGTTCGGAACGTCCTGCAGCATCTTTGCAGCGGCCGTGTAGTCGTACGGCGCATTGCCGTCGGTGCCACCGCTGAGAGAGACCGTCTGCGCCGGGATGACGTCCGTGTCGGGATNATAGACGTAGCCGGGCGTCGCTACCTTAGGGTTGGCCAGCTTGATGAGGGTGGACCCTGCATACGGGGAGTTGACGATGCTGATCACATAGCGGGGATCGTTAGGATTCGAGGAGAGGTCCCCGAAACGCTCCCGAACAACACCGTCCTCAATCACGTGCAGGTCAAAACGCCCGCCGGGAGCACCAGTGGGGATGATCTGGACCTGCATGTTGTTCCCCCAGCTACCGACGGCAAGTGCCGTCACCTGAAGAGCGACCAGCGGACCCTCGGGATCCGGACCCTCGCCCTCAGGAGTGGAGTCCATGATGTCCGCCGTCGCAGCGGTAGCGTCAGAACGCGTCGCCCGGACGACATAGCAGGAGCTACCGCCATTGGCGAAGAACTGATAAACCGCGTACGGCAGGTAGCTGCTCGTGTCAGCAAAACCGCCGAAAATGTTGACATACTGCGTCCACGTGCGGACTCGCGTCGGAATAGTCGGCCCCTTTGGCGCAAGTCCGACAAACGCGCCAACCGCGAGGGACGCCGCACCGGAGCCGCCACCGGGAGGAGTCAGATTCTCCTCAACGTAGACGCCCGGAGTCAGGTAATTTGCCAAGACGCACCTCAGCTCTCACTGTCGAAGGTCATCAGGGTTCTGGTGTCCTCGAAATCGCGAATACGACCGGAAACAACACGAACTGGCTCGTAACGCTGGGGATCCCACGGAAACATCTCCGTGTAGACACGAATCAGCCAGGTAGCCGAATAGAGTCGTTTTCCGTCACTGTCTATGACGACTGACTGATCCGGCCCGCTGAGGACATCTAGGCTCGCCACCACATCAATTCCGGGGATTTCAACCCAGCCTCCCCGGGCAGGAAGCTTGTCGCCCTTGGAAAGCCGCTCACACAGTGCTGCCAGGTGCGACCGGAAACGGGCGAGCGCAGTCACCTGATAGTCAAGGTTGTAGGGAATCGGGAAGTCCCCGAAATAACCCCACTCATCGTCCGGCCCTGGGTTCGGAAGATCTTCTAGTCGGTACCGAACCGCAGTGAATCCACGGTGCTCGCGGTCGGTTGCGCGCTCTACGCTGACCCGGTCAATCAAAATAGCCGGGTAGGTAGCTTCTTGCGCTTCGGTCTCCGGGTATTGAAACGAAACCGGAACGTCACGATGACCAGTGGACGTGGCAATAGAGATGCCAGAAAGCTTCGCCTTGACGGCGGCATCCTCTCGCAAAAGCCACGGCACTTTCGGTCACCTGAATCGTGAATAGTTACACTCACAATTCAGGATAGAATTAGCGTGACATGGAATGATAAAACTCGTTCTTAAGCGATAGGTATTACACCCCAGCCACGGACCCGGTATTTCGGGCCGAAAAATACTGGCACATCAGGACCTGGAACCTCTGTTGCTCCAGTGCCACCGGTAAGGTCAAAGCCATTCCCGGAATCGTCGGCAGTTGACGGAACCGTGAGAAGGTAGTAAGCCCTTATGTCCTCATTGCGAACCGGAGCCAGCTGGGCCGCTTCAGCGATCAGTTCAGTGTCAGTGAGTGCTGCAGACCACCATTTGACCCCGGTTATTGCACCATCCAACCATTCACCGCCGTAGATGGACTTACCGATCTGGAATAGCTTGTGGTCGATCGGTCCCTGGTTGGTGATGGGGACAATATAGAAATTCTCATCATTCTCGGCATGCCACACGGCTACACCGGTTTCTCCGCTCATAGAGATTCCGATATAGTACCATGTGCCGATTTGCATATCCACGATCGGGATTTCTACATACTGCGTGCTGGTGATGAACACCGTTTGTGTCCCGGTGGTGTCCGTCTGAAGAAGGGAAAAGTGGTCCCCCAAATCGGGATTTGCAAGACACCACAGGGTGTTCCAGTAATTACGGTCCGAGTAGAGCTTGCCCCAGCACGTCAGCGTGTACTCAGACTGAACGCCAAGGTTGACCTCGCGCTCATAGGTCTGTGTTTCGTCGGTGAACCGGACTGCCACTCAAACCACCGTGATCTGCACGACTAGGGTTTCACCAGGCGTAGTACTCCCCACCTGATCAATATCCACTGTCAGGTAGGAGCCATCTGGCACGGTGGTGACGGACATCTCCGTGCTCTTGGCTGTGTTCTGCCCGTCCCCTATCGTCGGCCGCTTGCTCTGATCGGTGAAGATGGTTTCTCCATCAATGTTGACGTCTACAATCAACGAGCTTCCTGTCGGCGGCTCCGACACAGTGGCACGTACAGCCACGATGTTCCACGGCTGACCACTGTCGTTATAGAGCCTGAGCCTGCCCTCAATCGGCTCCAGCTCCCCTTCTATTGAGTAGGGGATGACACGCGGCGGCAGCTCAGCGGTGGTCGCATAGGCTACCTCGCTGCCGCCACTGTCTTTCGTATGCAGCCTGCCGTTTCGTGCATAAAACGCAAGCTGACCAGAGGGCGGATTAGGGGACGTATCGACGAGATCGAGTCCAAGAACAGTTGCGAATCGAATCATGTCAGCCGAACACAATCACCCGGAATTCGTTACTGGCAGGAGGTTTGGCGAACGTCACAGTCACGTAGTTCAGGTCCGTTGCGTCGACGTCAGTTTCGATAAAGCTATAGGGCGCGCTGTTGTATCGGACCTTTACTTGCACATCTCTGGTTCCAAGATTATGGTTCACCTGGAACGTGGTAGCCGTACCATTGCCGATGTTCGCCGCCATTTTCCGGGTGACGACATTGACATCGATCGCTACGGCATCAGCTTCAACAACCAGCCCGTTACCAGTGTTGACGTTGAGAATTCCAGACGAGTAGGAAAGACCGTTACCGGCAACAGTGGACGAAAGAGAGACACTGTTTGAGCTGACCGTAATACCGTCGCCAGCGCCAACATTGAAAACCCGGGCCGGGTTTTCTACAAGACCATTACCGGCCGAGTACGACGGGGCGGCACCGCCGATCTCCGTCCAGATTTGCTCTGTCGTATCAACAGTGACGTTGTCCGTGATCAGGCGATAGACCTTGTCAGCATTGACCGTCCCCATCTGCACGGTGACAGTAGCGCCACGAAGGTCATCGGAAGAATCGGCATCAGGAGCACGGGTCGGAGCACCAGATTCCTGGACAATATAGATACCGTTCTCAGCAGCGTTTGCCTGGTCCTTGATTAGGATCCGGTCACCAGCTTGGAGAACAACGCCATCCAGTGTGTCCCCAGCCTCATAGGAGCTGGAAAGATCACCGCTCGTGGTGGTCGCGGCTTTAACTGCCTGCTTCCAGGAAAGTCCACGGACAAGCGCGTCCGTGTACTGCTTGTTCACCGCATCGGTCGGTGCCGAAGGATCAGCGAGATTAATGATGCGGTTGTTATCGAGATCTATCCCATTCCCGAACTTGACTGCCATTCAAACCCTCTCACGTAAGCAGTGCGGTACCGCTCGTAGGCTGTGACCAGACGACTGAAATTGTGTTGTCATCCAAGTGGTGGACATCCGTGTGAATCTCCTGATCGCTGGTATCGAGTAGTGTTACGTGCGGCTTGTAGCCGAGCCCGTGTGCAATAATCCACGTGGATGCAGGGGTGTTCTGTTTGAACACCTTGACAATCGGATCTCCGGACGGCAGGGTTGTAGGGATCTCTGGGATATTGATCGTCCAGTCCGGGAGATCGATCGTGGAGCCGTCGCCAATATCGACGTTGACATTTGCCCAGTCCGCGAATTGCGGATCCTCAGTGAGATCCGCGCCCTTCATCTGGACGGCATCCACACCGACAATGAAGTCTCTCTTGGTGATCTGTCCAAGAATTGCGATGCGAGTTACCTTCCAAATCCGGCCGTCATAGCCGAGTCGGTCATTGAGATAACGGCCGTGAACGATGTCCAGCTGTGTCAGACCAGCTTTAGTGAGCTGCGCGAAAGACGCAGATAGGTGCAGGGTGTCGGTCCAGTACAGACCGCCGTCCAGCTGCTCTGCGCTCCCCTCTTCACGGACAACGCTAAGGACAGGAATCGCTTCAGGCGGCTGGAAAATCCGGCCGGATCCGGTCGGCTCCCCGTAGACAGCGTGAAACTGGCTACTGTCCTTCAGGTACTTGTAGTACAGGACAGACTGGCCATAGATACCCTGGTAACCGTGAAGCGCGCCGTCTATTTCGTCGGATTCGTATTCGACGTCGAATCGGCCCTTCTTGTGGTCCAGTCGTGCCATCACGGCCCCCAGCCACCAGCAATCGGGGACGGGATTCCGGATTCGTCTTCGTTCGGGCTGTCGATGGGCGGCAGCAGCCGCTTCGGCCATGCGCCCGGCCCGACCTCGTCGTACTCCCGCTCACGGAAGATCGGTACAAGTCGACCGGTGGTGTAGCTGACACGCCTGAGCGTGTAGACCTCAATGCGGTTGAGGCCAATGTTCAGCTGCTGGCACAGCGTCTGATACCGCTGAGTCAGCACGTCCAGATGCTGCATCAGCTGGTTGTAGCGCTGCGCACGAGACAGGTGCGTGCCCTCAGCCGTCCAGACATCTACGTCCGTGGCAGCATCCGTGGCCAGATCCCATAGAGCCTCTATGGTGGCGAGGATGACAAGGGCACTTTCCTCAATCTCTGGAAGGTTCTCCAGAGTGATGGGGGTGCGCTCGTAGACGATGAAGCCCTTCTCGTTTCGCTTGCGCTCTACCGTCTCACGCTCGTAGCAGTGCTTCTTGACCGCAGTGTCGATGTACCGGTCCAGCTCGTTATCGGTGAAAAGCCCGTGCTCACGACCGGTTATCAGCAGACTGTGGTTGTCAGGAATCGGCTCCGGGAAACGGATGATACCGTCGTATGCGTCCAGTTCATACCCATCTGGGGAGATCTCGGACACCGTGGACCCGGACAGCTCGTGTACGACTAGGTCACTGACCCGGCGGTATCCAAGCTGGTAGCTGGATTGACCGCCAGCGAGCGTGAGGCTGAATCGGTCGCCGAGATCCCCCAGCGCCGTCCTGACGCGGGAGCGGATCTCAGCAATATCGGCCATATAACAATTGTCCAAAAAACCGGCAGCAATCTGGTATAGCTCTACCGAATTGGGTATCTTGGAAGTAGACACCACCAAGATGCAGGAGGAGCCATGTCCAACGTGCCGTTCCCCGGCCCGGAAGACGTCGCTAAGAGCCTTGGGGTTGTTGCCGGGCTTGAGTTACTGCACCACATGGGTAACCCCCAGTATCGGCACCTGACAAACCCGTACACTGGGGAGCCCATGTATGACTTGGCTGGTAACCCAATCCTGGAGCGTGTACCCGCCTATGAGCGTCCCGCTCGTGGTGTGGCGGCTGCCATCTCGTTCTTCTCAATCACATCCGGCGTCACCATCGCTCTGGCGTTCGTGACGAGCATCATCGCCATGCTGGCGAATAAAGCTGGATACAATGACGTGTCTGTTGCCCTTGGCGTCGGTATCATCTTAGAGTTCATCGTCGGCGGCATCGTTGCCGTCATCGGTTCCGCAAGGGCATATTTCAAGGCTTGAACCCACTGCACAGAAGACCCCGGGCATCAAGTACCCGGGGTCTTCTTTTTTCCATCCCGGCGGTAGCGAAGGGAACCGGGCAGTCTCTCAGGAGAGCGAAATCGTCAGCTTTCCAATGGCGATCTGCAACGCCTGTCCGTTTACAGCTTGCTGCGTGGTGTCCAGACTCCAGATGAAAAGCACGTCCCCGGCTGTACCCGTCTGAGCGGTTACGAGAGCGGCGTGAGTGACGGGGACGCTCATGTCATCGGTCATAGGCCCGAATGTGACAACAGCTGAATTGCTCGCCACACTAGGCCGAGACGGTGACGCAGGGCCCCAGGTCACTTTCTGCCGTGCATACCCAGGGGTGGTCACCTCAGGAAGAGATGAAAGGCTGACGTTGTCCGGCGGGAGGCTCGTGCACAGCGCAAGGTAAACGTCACCCTCTTCCCAGGCAACGGCACGGCCCGTCAGAAAGTCAACGAGAGCCTGCGCGCCAACAGTAGTAGGATTACCGGCCACGTCACACCGCCTTCACCATCTGCGCAAAGACGGACTTGGCAACTGCAATCGCCTGCGGAGGACCGTCCGGACGCTCGTATTCAGCAAGCACCGTGTCCTCAACGCAGTAGCCGATTCCAGGGGTCCCGGGAGGATAAATTCCGGTCACCTTAAGATCGGCCCCGGCAGGAATAGCCCCCGGACCAAAGCCATAGTCATCAATCAGCCTGTAGGACGCGCCAGGCTCAATCTTGGTCAGTGCCACACGAGCCCCTTCTCGTCCAGGTGGTTGTAAACCCACTTCGGAACGGTGTAGATCCGATTCCGGTAGAAAGTGAAGTTGTTTCCCTGGCCGATCGTGACGTCCTCAAGGTCGGTATTGACACGCATCTTCACCATGTCTGAACCGACCTCAATCGGAGTGTTGTCTTCGACAACTTCCTCAGACTCAATCTCGGGAACGGCGACGGTGGTCAGACGACCCTGCATCGCCTCAATTTCCTTAGCGTGCTTCTCGGCCAGCTCCTGAGCCTTACGGCCTGTGTAGTCCCGGGGCGACTTCCTAGATGCAGCCAATTTTCAGCTCCGTCTTTTCACTCACACACGTACATATATGAGTGTGGTGGAAACGAATCTGATTGTTGTAACACAAAGATCCGGCCCACGGTTTTCCGAGAGCCGGACCTTCGTTTCAGCACCGTCTCGTGAACGGCAATATCAGGCTAGTGGCCAGTCCCAGAACTGAGCACCAATCCGCGTTTCCGCAAGATCGGCATGCTTCCTGACCTGCGGAAGCTCAGTTCGTCTCAAGAATGCAAACCGCACTATCCGTGATAAGCCCGAGACCCCAAATCGCGTACCAAGCGATCGAGTGCTCGCGCCCATGGTCCAGCACGCCCCCATCCCGAAGCTCAACCGGGAGCGAAATCGCGTGACCAAAAGCGTTGTCACCGATCATGACGGCCTGGTACACCTTGGCCTGCTGCTCCTCCGGCAGGTTAGGATCGTTGTAAATTTCCTTGACCTGCGTAGTCTCGATAAAGACCACGTCGTCGATCCTGCCCACCTCGCCGAGGGCGAAATTGCCCGGAGAGGCATACTTGGTGGTCTCGATCCAGGTCGGATCGTCACGAAGACGACGCGACTGCCTCGGATGGATAAAACAGACGTAGGTCTCACCGAGCCGCGGAATGTTCTTGCTCGCAAGAGTCTCAACCGCGTCCTTCACCAGAGCCGAGGTGAAGTAGTGCTTGCCGGTAAGGCCCGCACGGCTGGTGGCGTGGGTACCGAGGTCATACGGAGAAAGAACCGTACGGTTGCTGTTAGCGGTCGTGTCAAACTTGTTGTAACCATACAGCACGCTGGATGCCTGAAGCAGGGTGTCGCGCGCGCTGGTATCCAGGTACTGCGCCATGTTACGCCCCAGTAGCCTGGAGGCGGAGGCCATTACATCATCAAAAGACGCGTTGAGCAGAAGCTCGGAAACCGCGACCGCCAGACCGTGCTCAGCGACGGTAATGCTGAACTGGCTCGCGCTGAGCGCATAGGTGGTCATGCGCACGCCTTCCGTCAGCTGCGAGGCAGGCGGAAGGTTGTTGTAGCGCATGAAATTAATGGTCAAACCGGGGGCGACGCCCAGCTCAGTCTTCTTGCAATTCTGTTACCTCCGCCAGAAGGCGGCGGCCGGGTCATTTCTGCCCGGCTCTTGCGGTTTACCATCCCGCAAGTTCGGACTGTATCTTCAACTCCAGTTCCGCCAAATTGTGTCGATTCAGCGGCCCTATTGGAGTTGCCGCGCGTGCAGTCTCTACGGAGTCCCCGACACGGGTTCCCTCGGTATTCCCCATATTTTGGAGGGGTTCACCGATACAGCGCGGTTTTCACTCGCATGTCACCATGCGAGGCGGCCGAAGAAGCTGACCGCAAACTGCTCAAAACGCAGCACGGGCATCGCCGCGAAGAGAATCTCCTTACTCCACAGCTCCTGAATAGCAGGAGAGAGGTTACTACCAGCGGCGTAGACGGAGCCAGTGACGTTAGTGGTCAGGTTAGGCGTACCAGTGATTGCACTGGTCGCAGGGAGTCCGATAGGCATTTATCCTTCCTTACCCGAAAAGGCCCTTGCCCTGGCCGGACTGGGCATTGTTACCAAAAATGTACGGCCGAATCTTGGCATATTCATTCATTGACATGGACCGAATTTTCTCGGGTGTGAGTACGTAATCCGTCGGCTGGTTGTCCAGCGGTCCAGTAGGCGTATATCCAGCGGAAGAGACACCCCGCCCAGGAGTCTGAGGAACCTGAGCTGCCACGCTCTGCAGGATCGCGTTGGTCTTCTCCCTAAGCATCTCAATGGAACGCTCCACCTCTTCGATGGAGTTGCCGTTGATGAGGTCGATCAGCTCAGGAGCGATCCTGTTGGCGTCGCGCTCCTCGCGGGCACGCTGCTGGATGTAGGACTGCAGGCGGGCGAATTCCTTTTCCTTCTCCAGAGCGGCCTTCTCAGCCTCGCGCTCAGCCTCCAGCTGCTTGAAGCGCTGCTCCCACTCACGTTCCTTCTCCTGCAGGAGCTGCCGAACGTCCATCTCGGCCTCACGCCGCTTACGCTCTTCCTCTTCAGCGGCCCGAAGCTGAGCCTGACGCTCCTCCTCCCACGTCTTGACCTTCTCCTGCAGCTCCTTGACCTGAGAACGGTAGCGCTCCAGCTCCTTGTAGAGCTTTTCCTTCTCCTGCCTCCGAGCATTCTCAATGTCCTCAGCAGTGAAAAGATCTGGCTCTGCGGAGACACGGGAGCGGTAGGAGTCGGCACGGCACCAGGGGCTGCCGGAGCAACCGGCTGATCCTGGATTACCACCTGAGGCGTCGGCGCGGGAGTCGGCGGCACTGCACTCGCGCCCTGCATAACCTGCATCTGCTCTGCAGCCTGAATGGGCTGCTGCGGGATGCCACTGTTCGGCTGGTCCATCTGTCTCATCTCCTGCTAGTCATCTGCGTCCGGATTTCGGCGCTGCGGCAATTTGGTGCCGTACGCCTGTGTCACGAGTTCTGTCATCAGACGCTTTTCCTGATTTCCAAGAAGTCCTGCCAGCTCAGCGGTGAGCGGATTACTTCTCGGCATCGGACCCGCAGGGTTCGAATCAGTGCTGCCGGATTGCGGGGACGTCTTGTTTTGCTGTGTGGAATTGTCAAGGGGCGAACCATCGGGATTCATCCCTGTCATTTCCACAATAGCAGCAGCAATTTGCGCGTTGAGAATATCGAGTGCGCCCTGTTCCTTGGCGTCCAGGACAAGCTCTTCGAAGATTTCCTGCATCTTCTCATCCGGGAATTCGACACCAAGTTCCTTAAGCGCACCACGCTTGGATTCGAGGCCCAAAGCCATCTTGGCTTGGATCTCGTTAAGCTTAATCAGATTGTCGACGGGAAGCGGATCCGGCCATTCGCAAACGGTCTGGTAGACCAGCGGATCGGTCGGATCAATCTCCGTAGGCTGACCCTCACGGATGATTCCGTCCGTGCTGGGGTCGTATTTGAGCGTTTCAGGCTCATAGATGAACAGCGTTCGCAGAGCCAGCTCATTGACCTTCTGGAGGAGGCGCGTGACGTTTACGAGTTTTTCCTCGCGCCTATTCACAGCGGGCTGCCATTGGATGCTGAGCGCGACGCCAGAGGTGTTGGAAACCGGCTGAATCTGACCAAGGGCAGTTTCAGGAACTCCGGTCATCTCGTGCATTGCGCGCTTGAGCAGTTCCATGAACTGCAACGGTCCGGAGAGGTCAACACCGTTTTCGAGATTGAAGACGTTGGCATCCTTCGGCAGACCGCCCCAGACCTTCTTGGGACCCTTCTCAAGATTGGTCGCCTTGGCACCGGTGATGATGGTGACCGGTGCAGCGTGGTAGGCGATGATGTCGGCTACCTGGGTCGCGGTCTCGTTGTACTGACGGTTGAGGGGAATGATGTCCTGGATATCGCTCAGACCCCACGGAGACCCGGATACCGTCAAATTCGGGGCGTGAACGATCGGAATCATCCCAAGAGGATTCGGCCGACGATCGATGAGGTCGTCGTTGACGTACTCCTCAATCGTGTCGTCCGTGAGTACCTCGGTGTAGGTGAAGACCTGCCGCGTACCCTCAAGACTGGTTGACCAGAAGCGATATTTGATCTTGCATCGAATCATTCGCTCCCGATCATGAGGGTGCCATTCAGGGAAAACGAATGACGAATTAATCGGCAAAATGCGGACGCGGCCAGGGTGGTAATTGCCTGCGGGGTCCTCCCACGGGGGATCATATGCGACCTTCACGAACATGTCGCCCGATACAGCGCCTTGCTGCCCGATCTCACGCAGGATTTCCATCTTATTGTTGTCGGTTTCCCAGATCCTGTTGAGAAGGGCAGGCACGATGTGTTCGTACTGTTTGGCACTCTGGAAGGTAACCCCGCGCGAGAAGCAGAAATTGATGTGGAAGTTCGTAAGAGCGCGGGCGTAGTTGAAGGTCAGCATGGCTTCGCCAGGCTCCCGGCGATATGCCCAGTGGTGCCCAAGGTAGAAGGCCCAGTTAATGGCATATCGATTGAGCCTGGGTCCATGCATTTCGAATTCCTCGTCAGCCAGTTCGACCAGACCGAGGGGCGAAATCGAAATCGCCAGATCCGATCCGGCCGCCCGCTGCGAGGGCGGATAGAATGCTATGGACAAAGCCCGATCCTACCCGTATCTAGCGCCCATAAAAAGACGCACCCGTCATATGCCAATTTTCAGCATATGACGGATGCGTCAGCAGGTTGTAATAGCTTACGCTAGGCGAGAATCAGACCCTGTCCCAATAACCTGTGATGGCCATGATCAGCCTCTTGCGGTGATCTTTCTCTTTCATCATGCATTCACGCGAACAAAACCACTCCCCATAGACGATGCTGTTGCGGTTGAGGGAGATTTCCCTAACTGGGTTTCCGCTCAGGCATAGCGTTCGAGCGCATCGTGCATCAGGAGGCGGTACGAGCCTTTGACGTGCTTCAGATGCAGGTGTTCTCGCACACTTCCGGCATGACGGCTGCAAGCCGTCCCAGTTGCGCTTGTCCGGTCCGAATTCGGAAATCGGAAGATCTTCAAAGCACTTGCTGCAACGTTTTGACGTGACAGGCGCACAAGACAGACAGCCAGTGACCTGACGCCGGATGAGCCGGAACAACTGAACCTCAACAGTTGCTCCACAGATACACCGACAGACGGCTATGCGGTTATACCGTTTTCTGCCGGGCTGGTCATACAGCTCCTGAATAGTGAGGTATCCGAAAGTATGCGGAGTGTCGTCAAAGATAGCGAGCTGTGCTCCCTCCCCAATAACCACCTTGCGGAAGACGTTGAACGCTAGCCACTTCCGGCGCGCTGATTCTTTTTCCTGGCACTGTTTGGAGCAGAACCGCTCTCCCCAGACATAGGAGTGTGCAGTATCGCAAAGAATTGTCGGCTTGCTACCGGACAGACACCCTTCGTGCGCACATCTGGTGATATCACGCTCAGGAAGGGCGATCCCTAAATGTGGATTCTTGATGCGGCATCCAAAGCACATAGTGAGTGATGCGCTCAGTCACCAGATCCCAAATTCGGGCATTGATAATCGCCCCACATCTGCACCGACAGCGAACATAAGCGTATGTCGGATCGCTGGCGATGACCGTAAGCCACCCAAAGTGCGGACCATTAATGGTGTCCATGGCCATCATTCTACGCTGCTGTTCCCCTTGTTCCAGCCACCTTCATCAAATCGCAACAACCACCCAAAGTGAAAGCTGACGCGCCCGGCATCTTCACCGGGCGCGTCAGCAAGTCGCAGCATCAGTCTGCGGTCCACAGACCGTTGAGGCGCTTCACGGTGCGATGACGAAGGCGGGCTTCCCTATCCCGGCACTGTATGGAGCAGAACCACTCTCCATAGATGATGGAGTTTCTGAAGTTCGCGAGGATTGTGGGATATTCCCCACTGTCACAGTAGGTGTATCCGCACTTGGCATCCTCAGGTGGAGCGATCCTCTCTCTGAGAACGCTAGCCGGGACTCCTACACACTTCTTGCAGCGCGAGTTGTACCCGTCGGACAGCGTTTTGTTCCGGTGGAACTCCTCAAACGGCAGATCGCGGAAGCATCCTGAGCACTTTTTCGTAGTGATAGGTGCGCACGTGTCGCATCCGGTGATTTGCTTGGAGACCAATTTGTAGAGTAGTGCTTCCACGACCTCCCCGCATTCGCAGCGACAGATAATGGTCCGGAAGCCTCTCTTGTGACTCCTGTTCTCTTTTGCTCCAATCACCTTCAGACGGCCAAAGGTGGGTGGTTCTTCCGTCAGCAGTGCCGTTTCAAAAGTCCCTCGCAGGATTTTTTTGAACTTCCTCATGGCGATCCACTGACGGCGGGACTGCTCCTTCTCCCGGCACTCTGGTGAGCAGAACCAGGATCCGTACGCGAAGGAGAATACCTGCTCGTCAACAATGGTAGGCTGCGCACCAGACGTGCAGTCTTGATACTCACAGAAGCCTTTCGGCGGCTCGATTCTTGGCATCCTGTGAGTTGAGCATGCTTTGCACGCTGTTACAAAACCAAAGACCAGGTCACGAATGCGAACCTTGACCTCTGCACCACACGAGCAGCGGCAGGTTGCCCGGTATCCGTTGCCCTTTCCGGTAAAGCTCATGACCGTAAGTTCCCCGAAGTGGGGACCAGGAGCGATGCCTTCGGCGGTGTCCTTCATACCTACATGATGAGTCGTATACGTCTGCAACACAAGGACCTTTATGAAAAAGTAATACGGCGCACCCGGATGCCGCCAGGTGCGCCGTACAGCCGGAATCACGAGCCAGACTGCTGCTCGTTGCCGGAATCGTCCCGATTATCCTGATTGTCCTGGTTGCCCTGGTTGTTGTTGTTGTTGTTGTTGTTGTCAGTGGTATCGCTCTTGGCCTTCGGCACCCGGCAGACAAACTCGCTAACGCTCTTCTTGCGCGGCTTACACACCATCTTGTGGTCACCGTTCACCAGCGTGAATCGGGACGGGATCGCAGCAGTGACCTTCTGCGCGACCGATTCCACCTGGGATG